TTCGACCTGTTCCAGCGTATAAGTTTTTGCCTGAGTGGTACAAAAATACAGAACCCTATATTAATGGTGCAAAAAAACCTAGTGCTGAGGCTAAAACGCAGGCAACTATAAAGAGATGCGTACCTGTATTAGACTCTTTAAGTTTAGGTTATTTTATTTTGTCTCCTTGCGACGTTTACGTTTCTAAAAGAGACGGACTTCCATATTACCAATGGTCTTGGAGTCCGTTACAGCCTTTAATTACGTTTCATAGCATAACTCAAGCACTAGAACATCCGTATAGAAACAAAGATTACGCTATACCTAAATGGACTAATCCTTGGCTTGTTAAAACTCCAAAAGGTTACTCATGTATATTCACAACTCCGTTTCATAGAGATTCCCCATTTCAAATTTTTACAGGAGTTGTAGACACGGACGCGTATGACCAAGCAGTCAACTTTCCATTTGGGTTAAAAGACCCAGAGTTTGAAGGATTAATTCCTGCTGGAACTCCGATTGCACAGGTAATACCCTTCAAACGAACCTCTTGGAAATCTGAGTATATTGAAACTACGCCAGAAGTCACCGCTCGAGTCAATAGGGGCACTACCGAGTTAAACAGTCGTTGGTATGACGTGTATAGAAATAGATGGTGGAGCAAAAAAGAGTTTAAGTAAGGCAAAAAACTTATTTGTAAGTAATACATACTAGCCCTGTGCGTGGTAATCGGGTAGAAGGTCGCTTTAAAATTGACTATGAAACTTCATCTATGGATGAAGGTATGGTTGATGAATTACGCCTACCTGTAGGTACCACGGTTGATTGGTGGACTTGGAATCCTACTGCGTTTGTCGCAGACTATGAAGAATATGTTGACCCAATCTATGACGTGTCTAATCAAACGGATGGTCTTGGCCGTCGTTGGGATGAACCATTTGATATGCCAGTTATTTTGGCTCAACAGATTCGTGGTCAAAACGTTATGAATGAACGAGGCTTTTACACCGTTGATCCTTTGCGCCTTGTAATAGCAGTAGACGACATAAACCGTCTTCTACCAAACATTATTACGAATCCCACTGACCACATTAAAGACAGAATCCTTTTCCAGAACTCTGTGTTCACGCCTACGCGGGTGAACCCACGTGGAAGATACAAGGAAAGATATTCCGTAGTTACTATTGACTTGAACCAGGTCAATGCTGAAGAATTGGTCAACGACCCCCAGTTCCAACAGTACGCAGAATAGGAGCAACATGGACTTCGAGCCAGAACTTGAGCCTGATTTATTTGATAAAGAATTTGACCTTGCAGAAGACTACGATGACCATGCTTGGGACGAAGAAGAACTAGCAGAAGAGGAAGAGTAATGGCTAAAGCAACTGCAAAGCAAAAAGGCAAAGTTGAAAAAGTTATGCGTGAGTATAAGTCTGGCAAATTAAAGTCAGGAAAAAAAGGACCTGGTAAAGGACCTGTAGTTAAATCACGCAAACAGGCCGTCGCTATCGCTATGAGCGAAGCAGGAATGTCCAAAAAGAAAAAGAAATGACACTAACAAAATTAGAGCCTGCACCACTTAAGTACCCCAATGGCGGAGGATTAAAAGCAATGACAAGTAGACAGACTCCAAAGTCTCAAAAACTTGAGGTTGAAGCCTTAAAAAAGAAACACGAAGCAGAGTTAGCCAGATTGCAGGAAAAGCACTCAAAAGTTAACTCGCTAAAGAAAAAAGCCAAATAATGCGCCGTAAAAAAACACCTGGTGCACACGCAGGTAAGTCACCTCAAAAGCAGGTTCGTACTGCCGTAACTGAAGGCAAGTACGAGTCGGGTGGAGCCAAAATGCGCAAAAAGAAGGGCGGCTATGTACGCAAGCCAAAACCTCCTATTCGCTATAAAAAGAAAGCGATTAAATTCGACTAATGGCAAAGACAATTAAAGTTCAAGGAATTAAACACACCGTCAAAAGGAACAAGAAGGGCGATGTTGTTGTCGACCATGAAGCCAAGGCTAAGGCGGGTAAGTGGGACAAGATTAACCTGACTAAAAAGGGTGGGTCTAAGACAATTGAGCAGGGTGTCAAAGCCGTTAAGGACTGGCACAAAAAGAATCCTCACAAAAAGGAAAAAAAGAATGGCTAAGAAGTCTGACCCATGCTGGGATGGATATGTCCAAGTGGGTATGAAGATGAAGAACGGCAAGAAGGTTCCTAACTGTGTTCCTGAGCGTTCTGGCAAGAAGAAGATAGCAAAGCCCACAAAACAGAAAGCAGGTAAAAAATAATGTGCAGCACTTGCGGATGTATGAAACCAAAAGACAAGCACGGAGAGAAGACTCTAGCCGCTGCTAATAAGAAGTACGCAAAGAAGAAGGACGACAAGAAGAAGGAGAAGAAGAAATAATGGCTCTCTCCTGCAATATGAAGAATTGTAATTGTAAATGCAAAGTTTGCAAAGGAAAGAAATAATGGCGCTAAAAGGTAAGCAGAGCAAGTTGGATATGAATAAGAACGGCAAACTTGATAAAGAAGACTTCTCCATGCTACGTGGCAAGAAGGGCGCTGCCAAGGCCAAGGGCAAGAAGCAGGCTATGCCAAGAAAGAAGGGCATGTAGTGAAGAAGCCACCTATGAAGGGCAAGTACACCAAAAAGTCCGATGAGAAGATGGACTCCTACTTGACAAAAAAGGCTGGTCTTGACAAGGAAGAAAAAGAAGAGTTTGAGAAGAAAGACAAGGCTCACGGAAAAAAGAAGAAGCCTAAGACTCTTCAAGAAGATGTCAAGATTGATAAAAAGATTATCAAAGGCATAAAGAAGAAAGAAAAAGCCCACGAAAAGAAGGAAGGCAAAAAGGGCGAAAAAGCAGAAGAAAAGCGAGAAAAGAAAGAAAAGAAGTAAGAGTTAGGCCCCTTAATTGGGGCCTTTCTTCTATCCTTGTCTCATCGGAAATCCGTGCGGACTCCGTGTAGTGCCCACTACTTGCGACAAAGGGGAATGTAAATGGCTTGGAAGCCTTGGTACGAACGTGCAGTCGATATGCACGGTAAAGAAGAAGTCGAAGAGTTCATGCGTGGCGTGTTTGGATACCGCCCTAAATACCGTGAACCAATAATCGCTGGCCTTGTCGCAGGGTATGTTGGTGGAAAAGTTGCCTCCTCCTCTGCGAAAAGAGCCAAGAAGAAGTGACCTTATCTAAGTTTAGTAATGCTTTGAAGGCCGCTAGTCACGAGACAACGCGGCTTATGTCTGCACGTCTTCGTTCAGAAGCGCAAGCAAGCGGATGGCCATCTGAGGTCTCACGTACGCTTCGTGTTACACATGGCAAGAGTGGTTTTGAGGCCCATGTGTCAAAGAAACACTACGAGAAAGCGCTTGACCTTGAATATGGAACTCCAGATACCCAACCTACTGCTGCTGTTCGTCGTTTCAAAAACAGACAAGCAGAAGCAGAACACTTCTTTCTTGGGCGCTTAGAGAAACACTTTGGTGACCTATGAGTTTTCTACTAGCCGAAGACGAAGCATTGCGAAACCTTTTAAAGGGAATGACAGTTACAGACCAAAAATCAGTTACTGAAGAAGGACCAACAAGAACTGTTGACGTTTGGTTTGGTCAACCTGACCAAGAACTTCGTGACCAGAAATACCCTTACATAACTATCGATATGGTTGATATTGCTGAAGACTTTTCTCGTTCCATGCGTGGGCGCGTGAAGCCTGCTTATCTTGCTGACCCAGAAACGATGGGAACTGAGGAAGATGACTGGGACAATGATTTACATGGATGGGAAGTTGATTTTCCTATTCCAGTAAATATTGATTATCAAATAACCACTTATTCACGTCAACCACGTCATGACCGCCAAATATTGGCGCAGTTGCTATACACAAAGATTCCACTTCGATTTGCAATTCTAGAAACGGGACCAAATACCGTTGCTGGAACAAATCGTCGCTTGGATGTTCTGGATATTGCTAAACGCGATGTGTCAGAAAATGGAAAGCGTTTATTCGTAAACGCGATAACGGTGCGTGTTTCTAGCGAAATAGCACCAGCCACATATAAGAAACTCTACAAGGTACTTGAACTCGATATCACAGGAACTACCGACAACCCTCAATTGGGTCGTGGAGAGTTCACTGCAATAGACCCGATTACTATCACGCAACCATAAGGAACCTTTACCCAACTAGTTAGGAGAAACCATGGCATATAGCCGCCCAGGCGTGTACCTCACAGAACGCCTTCTACCAGCAACAATTCCTGCTGGTGTAAGCGCAGATGCTGCTGGTGCTGTTGTTGCAACTTTTGCACAAGGCCCAGAAGCAGTAACTCGCGTCATTTCGTGGTACGAATTCACCAAGTACTTTGGTGGATACAACGCATCATATCCAGCAACTTTCCAAGTAGCAGCGTTCTTCCAAAATGGTGGACGTGAACTTTATGTAAAGCGTCTTCTTGCAGATGATGCTGAGAAGGCTGAGACAGACTTGGTAGACAGTGGAAGTGCTGCACAAGTAAACATTCAAGCAAAAAACGCAGGAACAGACGGTAATAATTTACGGGTTGTTCTTTCTGCTGGTCAAGTTGCTAGTACCTATACCTTGACTCTCTATAAAGAGTCGGGTGTTTCAGGTATTTCTGATGACATTCTTCTTGAACGTTATGAAAATATTGTTTTTGATGATGATACTTCTAGTGACTATGCTCCAACTGTCATAAACATAGTGTCAAGCAATATAATCGTGTCTGTAGAATCGGGTTACGCAGGACAATCTCTAACCTCTGCAACATACCCTTTAACGGGTGGAGACAACGGTTCAACAGTGGCCTCTACGGATTACACTGACTATAAGGGAAGTGGTTCATCAGTATTTGAAGATTTTTCTTCTTTTGAACGTCCATTTGTTCTTTTCTTACCTTTCGTTAACCATCTTCCATCTGGAGAAGTTAGCGTTGTGGATGCTGCAACTTCTTGGGCGGAAGACAACAACGGATTTGTAGTACTAGACACCGTTGAAGCGTTGACTGTAAGTCAAGCAATATCAGCCGCTGCCGCTTTTGCTGACACAAGCCATGCTGCAGTGTATTACCCTAACTATTACATCGCTGACCCTCTGGGACGTGGTTCTGGTGCACTAAGACTTATTGGTCCAGCAGGTGCAGTTGCTGGTCTTTATTTGACAACAGATGCAACTCGTGGAGTATTTAAATCTCCTGCAGGTATCACTACCTCTCTTCTTGGCGCAGTTGCGATGGAGAGAACCTTTACATCAACTGAACTTGACTCAATGAACGCAAGCACTTCACCAGTTAATCCAATTAGGAACGTTCCTGGTGCAGGTCTTGTTGTCATGGGCGCTCGGACTCTCAAGCAGGATGGAACAGCGAACAAGTATGTGAACATGCGTCGTTCGCTTATCTACATCCGCAAGGAACTAAAGAATTTAACAGAGTTTGCCATCTTTGAAAACAATGATGAGCGTCTCTGGGCACGAATTCGTACAACTATATCTGTATTCCTTGGTGAATACAGAAACCAGGGTGGTCTACGTGGTGGAACTGACGCACAAGCATTCTTTGTTAAGTGCGATGCAGAGAACAACACAGCCGCTCAAATTGCAAATGGAGAAGTTCACATCCAAGTTGGTGTGGCTCTTCAATACCCAGCAGAGTTCATCGTCATCGACCTCAGCCAAAAGACGCTGAACTAATCCGAAGGAGAAACAACTAAATGCCTACATTAATATCCAACAGGTCAAACTTAATCACTGACCCGTTACGTAACTTTAGGTTCTTGGTCTCGTTTATCCCACAGGACACCACAAACACAGCCCTTTCAGGGTTGGTAGGAGCAAAGGCAACAACCTTTGGTTTTACATCTGTTTCTGGTTTATCTGTGTCAACCGATACCATCCCTTACCGTGAAGGCGGTTACAACACCGTATCACACCAGATTCCTGGTCAGACATCCTTCACACCAATAACACTACAGCGTGGTGTAATCCTAAGCACGAATCAAAACTGGGAGTGGATGCGTAACCTATTCGCAACCGTTGCTTCTGGCGGAACAACTCGTCAACTAGGTCAGAACTTCCGCTGTGACCTTGAGATTGCAGTTCTATCTCATCCAATTCCTGCGTCAGGAGAAGATGATGGTGCGCCATCAGATTCAGACCACGTAGCGCTACGCGCCCGCGTGTACAACGCATGGCCTACTTCGATAGCATACTCAGACCTAAATGCTGGTGACAACGCACTTCTTGTTGAGCAGATGACGCTCGTACATGAGGGTTTTGACATCAAGTGGGCTACAGCATTAACTAAAGATGGACAAGCAGGAACCTACTAATATAAAGGAACAAAATGTCGAAAACAATTAGTGCAGCGGCTAATCCCGCATTGGCAAATGATTTGATTAAGAAGGCTATGGACGAAACTCCAAAGCCAGAAAAAGAAGTAAAGTTAGTACCCCCTTCGGACAATGTAGTGACTCTCCCTGGTGGCTATTTGACAGACACTGGGGAGGTCATTACTGAAGCCGAAGTACGAGAACTAAATGGTGCTGATGAAGAAGCAATTGCAAAAGCCTCAAATGTTGGAAGAGCGTTGCTCACAATCCTGCAAAGAGGAACTGTTCGTATTGGTGATATAAAAGCAGATGAACGACTTCTCGACAATCTGCTTTCAGGTGACCGCGACACTCTTTTGTTGGCTATCTTTAAAGCAACCTTTGGACGAACTGCTGAAATTCAAGTAAATTTTGGTGGAGAGTTTAAACCTGTAGAAGTTGACTTAGATGCGGATATTAAAGTCAAGTCTTTGACTGACCCACTTAATGACCGTGTATTTGAAGTCCAAGGAAAGAAAGACACTTTTGTTGTCCAACTTCCTACAGGAAAAGCACAAAAAGAAATTATTGCTAGTTCCGACAAGTCTGCTGCTGAACTAACAACAATTATGCTAGAGAATACCGTTTTACAGATAAATGGTGCTCCAGTACTCAGCAAGCAACAGGTTAGAAACCTTGGTCTTGTAGATAGACGAAAAATTGTAGACGAGATAAACAAACGCATCCCTGGACCACAATTTGACAACATAACTGTAACTGACCCCGAAACAGGAAGTGAGGTACTTGTGCCGATTAATTTCGGTACCTTGTTTCGATTCTAAGGTCACGCCCTTTGGCATGCTTATGGCTGATTGGGCAGCGTTAGCAAACTCCTTTGAAGGATGGACGTTAACGGAAATAAAAGCGCTCTCACCACGAGAGCGCAAGAACTGGCTAGAAGTAGCCAAATACATTTACAGAAAGGACTGATGCATGGCTAACAAGATGCTGACCAACATTCAGTCCGTTACTAATGGCGTCTCAACACTCACTCAAAAAGTAAATGAACTCTACGCTGCTGTTGATAAAGTAGCGGGAGTTGCAGAGGGTGCAGTATCTGGAGTTCAAGGCGCTCTTAGAAATATGGGCGGAACAATGCATCTTGGTTCTGCTACATCGCGTCCTGGAACAGGTGCTGATGGTGCACGATTCGCCACTGCTAGTAACGCAATGCCTTCGTACCGCGATATGGACGAAAGCATGGGCAAGTTTAGTTATCAAACTTCAGCATTTGGTGGTGGTTTTGGTGGTGGCTTTAGGTCTCAATCCTATGCTGAAGCAGATGATGGAGGACTAAGTCAAGTAGGTGCTGGCACTAAAAACATGGGTGTTGGCGCATTAAAGATGGCGATTGCGCCTCTCGCGGGCGCGTACGCAGCGATGCCAGACCTTGCTCTTACAATGCAGAGAGAGATTGGTTATTACCAAGCGGCTCTTCGTGCTCCAGGAATAAACAGAGCACAGTTTCAGTCTTCCTTTATGGCAAGCATGCAAGGGGGAATGTCGAGTGTTGGTTCTGATGCTTTAACTGCCGCAATTCTTGCTGGTAGAGGGTATATGCCAGGAACCGCAAACTTCACTCAAGCAGGACAAGAAATTGCAGGTGCATATCGTTATTTAGGAATTGAAAATGCCGCTGCTGCGTCTGCTATTGCTGGATTCCAGTCTGGTCCTATGGGAGCAAACCTTTACCAATATGGAATCAGTACATATGACCCAGCAACTGGTAAAAATCGCAGTGTTGGCGCAATTGCAAAAGATTTAATGGATTTGATGGCTCCTGGAGGAGTTAGTGGAGCCGCAGCAGTAAATGCTTCTTTCCAGCGCGGTGCTCTTGGAGCAAACTTACGAACAATGGGCTTCGATGCTGCACAGCAAGAGATGCTTCGTCAAGCAATGGTTGACCTTTCTGAAGGAAGAAACCCAGATTTAGCAACAGCCTTACCTGCTGCAGGAAATCCAAACACTGTTCTAGAAACAGCGGGTCGTTTGTCAACTTCTCAAACTGAGTTGATGAATGAAGCCGCAAAGGGAATGGTAAAAGGATTTGAGAATGCAGCAGACACCGTTGAAGCATTTAACAGAGCATTAAAACCCGTTGCTGAAGAGTTAGGTTATTTTAGAGGTTTAATTGGTGGAATTGGTGGCACAAATGTTGGTCAAGGAATAGCCACTTTTGCTACAGTCTTTAGTGATGGCGTTAAACAGTTTATGACTGGTGTTAAGCAATTTGTTGACGCAATTCCATTTGTTGGCGGAGGAACTTCTGGTTTTGGCGCTGCTTTTGGTGCAGTAATGTTGGGAGGAAAGGGTGGTTCAGCACCTGTTTCAGGTCCAATAAGCGCTGGCTATGGTGCACAAGATAACTCTGGACTTTGGTCTGGAACTAACGGAAAGCACACTGGTGTTGACTATGCTGTTCCAAAGGGAACCCCTGTTGTTGCTCAACTGCCAGGCGTAGTTTCTAGCGTTAATCCAGGACCAGACTACGGAACTGCCGTAGTAATTGACCACGATAACGGCTATCAAACCGTATACGGACACTTAAGTTCTCGTGATGTAAAGGTTGGCGATGAAATAAAGCCAGGGCAAAGAATAGGTAAATCTGGTGACTCAGGAAATGTTACTGGACCACATTTGCACTATGAAGTTCGAAAAGGCAAAAACAACCCAGTAGACCCAAACAGTCTTGAAGGCTCAAAAGGAAACTTCTCATTAGCAATGGCTGCCTACAGCGAAGACTTTGCATCTGCTTTGGCAATAAAGCCAGGTTCTAAAGGCTCATCTAGTCCTAGTAGCAGTTCAAGCGCAAACTATGTTTCAGTAAAGGGAACTGGAAGCGAAATAGACTGGGCTAAAAAATTCTTAACAAAAATCAATGCTCCATTGAGTGAAGGAAACATCAGCGCACTAACTACTTGGATGAGATTTGAAGGTGGTCACTGGCAAAACAGCGCCTCATATAATCCGTTAAATACTACCCTAAATGTAAAAGGTTCATTAGGAAGCATGAACCCTGTTGGAGTAAAGAGATACGATTCTTGGGATACAGGCCTTACAGCAACTGTACAGACTCTTCTTGGAAACAGGTCTGTTGAAAGAGGCTATGCAGACATCGTTGCTGCGTTACAGAGCGATGCAGGAACTTCTGCTGTTTTAAGTGCTGTAAACAAGTCTGCGTGGGTACACGGAGAGGGGAAATCAAGCAACTACAACTTCCCTAAAGGCGGCGCCACATCTGGTTATGGAGCCTCAATACCCCAAACTAGAAATGACCCAGGAACTAATAATGTTTACATTACCGTAAAGTTTGAGCAACCAGATGACCAATCTGCAAGACGATTTGCTCAAATGGTCGAGTCTTACTTAAACCGTAAAAATAACAACGCAGCGATAGGAAGTAACTAGTTATGCCATATCCAGCCAAACCTAGTTCAAAACAAGTTACTTACGAAGAGGCTTCAAAAACAGCGCTTGACGCAAAAAAGAATCAAGACAATGAGCGTGCCAAAGAAAAAGCAAAAGAAGAACAAAAGAAAAAACTTGCTGCTTTAAAAGCAGAGGTGAATAGCGTAGACCAACAGTTAAAGACGGTAAAAACTCTCATTGATAACGAAGAGTTCACGTTAAATCAAGCCAAAAAAGCCTACAATGACTACTTTAAACTTGCTGCCCCAAACGGTCTTCAAAGCGAACTAAACTCTTCTGAGATTGCTCAACTAGCAACTCTGCAAAATCCAATTACTGTTTCTCAAAACAGATTAACTGGATACAAGTCTCGTAGAACGAACTTAAATAACACAAGAAAAGACAGACTTAAGCAAATAAACGATTTGGTTGGAGCAAATAGAAAATATCAAATAGATAAAGCAAAAAGTGAAAAAACTAGTAATGGTGGTCCAAAGAAACCTCCTGGAACTGGGAGTGGTAAAAGCACAAACAATAAAGGTGGAGCAGTAAATGTTAAAGGTCAATACAACTACAACCCGCCAATGGTCAAATCAGCATACTTTAGAAGTGGTATTGCGGCTCAAACATTAGGTCAAGAGATAATAACTGCTCCTGGATACGAGAGTGCTCAAAACTCTTGGGCTAGTGGAAAAAATAGTCGTGGAACAATTCAAATGGACAAAAAGTTTGTTACAAAAGTATTGAAGAAAAAAGACCCTAAAGGAACAACGTTCACTAACTTTGACGACAAATTATACGGGTTTAGGTTCTCTTACAATCCAACTACAGTAAGTATGGGTTGGCAAATCCAAACTGCTATGAACCCAGAGTTTCTTGCAAGCGGAGATGACGAGTTTGTGCCAATTTCGGCAGGATTGTTGTCGAGCGTCGTTGAGTTTACTCTCTGGCTAAATCGCATAGAAGACATGAAACTTTTGTCAGACCAAGGCCTTCTTTATAAAAACCCTTATCCATATCCACGCACACTTACCTCAAAAGATGAAAAAGAATTATGGAAAAAAGGAACCATGTATGACCTTGAGTATTTGTTTAAAACATTAAACGGACCACATGCAACTTTTAAATCAGAGATGCTGCAAGGAGAAACTGCTGATAGAGGTTGGTTACGCCCTGCTATTGTTGAACTTCATTTGGGAGCACAGATGAGGTATAAAGTTCGTATTCAAGATTTTTCCGTAAACCACATAATGTTTAACAGCAGAATGGTTCCACTTCTTTCGACTGTTAAATTAACCTGTTTACGATTCAACGACTCTCCAGAACGTAAAGGCGGTGCACCAGTTGGTCCAAGCAGTGGTGAAGGAAAAACTTGGTCTGGTTCTCCATCTCCTTCAGATTTACAGGCAGCAGGTTACCGATGATATTTCTTGATAGTAGATACTCAGATGGTCGTTTATACAAAGCGTATGACTCAAGAACAGGTAAGTACCAATTAACTGTTTCTAGAGCATGGCCAAATTATTTAACTTCTTTCTTTTGGCACTATTGGGTAGAAACAGACCGTCTAGACAGCCTTGCTTTGCGTTATCTTGGGAAAGCAAACCTGTGGTGGCAAATCATGGATGTAAACCCAGAAATAGTTGACCCATTTTCCATAGAACCTGGTACTCCAATAAGGATTCCAAATGAATAGGTCTTATCAATATAGAAATGCCACTAGTTTTTCTGTGGAGTTTCCTGATTTCTCAAACTTTACAACGCCTCCGCATAATTTTAGGCTAATTCAACGAGCAGGAAAACAAGATATTGTAGAAATAACTTATCCTGATTTTACTTCTTTTTATCAACAGGCTTTAAAAACTGGAGTAATGCTCTCTATTAAATGGAGCAATGGATTAAACACAAACACATGGTATGGATACGTTTACGACGTAAGCCCAACACATCAACAGAGTCTAAAAAAACCAGTTATGGTTAGAGCAATCGGTTCTTCTTTTGGCCTTAAAGAAATGGGAAATAAAATTTGGGTTAATAGAACAGCAACCGAAATTGTTACTGAAATTGCTCAAAAGTTTAAACTAAAACCAAAAGTTACACCAAGCAGAGTTCGATTCTCTCAACAGTCTATGGTTAACCATACTTATTGGGAAAAGGTTAAAGAATTGGCTCATAGAATTGGTTATGTTGTTCAAGTTGATAAAACAGAACTTCATTTCCATCCATTAGACGTAATGATTGACAAATTTGCTACAGTTGTTCCTGTTCTTTACCATGATTGGGAAGAAAATCAAGTAGTTTCGATACTTTCGCCTACCCTTGACAAATTTGTGTCTAGAGTAGGAGACACTACAGAAGGCGTGTACAGCAAACGAGATAAACAGGTGTCTGGTGTAAACCCCTTAACAGGTAAACCTTTTTCTGTATCTCATTCGCCAAGTGATTTTAAAAAAACTTTAAGGAAAGATGTAAGAAGCACTTTATTTACTGAAAGTCTCACGTCTACTATGACCGCAAGTCCCGATATGGCACGAGAAATAGCAAAGGCTCAAGCAGTCTTGTCTCACTACTCAGTACACGCCGAAGGAAGCGGACAGGGGGACCCATTGATGGCCCCTTATAGAACTGTAGAAATCAATGGAACTGGCGACTTTACTGACGGTTTTTGGGTTTTAGAAGATGTAGAACACTTTGTCACCCATGATGGTCGTTACTACGTTGACTTTACCTGTATGACAGATGGAACAGGAGATAACAAAAGCGGAGTTTTTAGGCCAACATCGGCTGGCACAGTTCCCACTAGAAATCTTGCGTTTGAAGCCTCTACAGAGGGATTGAGTAAGCCTACCTCTACTAGAATTAGTGCTTCAACAACAATTGTAAATACAGGAGAAGTCGGATACAAGGTTGCTCCTAGAAGATGGGTAGGTAAGTAATGGCTGAAAAAGCAATAGTCCTGCCGTTTTCCATAAACTCTTTTGGAAGAGTTACCGATACAACCGAGATGTCAAAAATTTGGGCTGACAGAGTTCGTTCAGTAATTGGAACAGCGCTTAGAGAAAGAGTTATGCTTCCAGACTTTGGTACAGATATACCTTCTTCAGTATTTGAAACCACTGAAGAGGCTGACTCTCAGATACAAACCGAAGTAATTCGTGCATTTAACGAACAACTTTCAGCCCTAACTCTTGATGAAGTTTCTTCAACTTTTGACGAGTTTACGGGAGTTATGAATGTAGACATAACTTATGCATTACCAAATGATGAGGTAGTAAACACTTCAATAGGATTAGTATCAATTGCAGGAACCGCCCCAGTATACGAGGAGTTACAATGAGCATCACCCCTCCATCTAATATCCCACTGTCTGTTGACTACACAAGCAAAGACTTCTACTCAATTAGAGCGGAATTGATAGCAAGAATTCAAGACAGAATTCCAGAATGGACTGCATCAGACCCAGCAGACTTTGGCGTTGCTCTAGTTGAAGCATTCGCTTATTTAGGAGATATGGTCTCATATTACATTGACCGAAACGCAAATGAGGGGTTTATCTCTACAGCAACTCAAAGAAGCAGTGTTTTGAGTATTGCGCAAACATACGGATACAACCCAGCAAGTTACAGAGCCGCGTTTGTTACTGCAACGTTCAGCAACACTGCTGCAACAGCAGTAGTTCTTCCTGCTGGAACAGTGCTGAGCGGAGAAGTTATAGAGGGAGACACTGTTCAACCAGTTTATTTTTCTACTAATACTGAAATAGAAGTTCCAGCAAAAGTGGGTTCTATCGTAGGAACTGAAGATGTGACGGTTTATCATGGACGTTCAATTACGTTAATTGCTGAAAACGTAAATGAATATGGCGAACTGATAGGTGAGTCAACTGGAAGACCAGGAATGCGCTTTGAATTAAGCGAAACTCCAGTGGTTGAAGACTCAATAGAGGTATATGTACAGGACGGCGATATTTATACAAAGTGGACTCAGGTACAGCATATAATTGATTACGATTCAACAGACCAGGTGTTTTCAGTTATATCAGACGAAGATAACAACATTTCAATAATTTTTGGAGATGGTGTTTCTGGAACTGTTCCGACACTGTACTCGGAAATTAGAGCACGCTATACAGTTGGAGGAGGTTCTTTTGGAAATATTGTTGACGGAATTTTGGAAACAATTGATTATATCCCTGGGTTATCTGAATCTCAAGTAACCGCTCTTCAAAGCACTTTAACTGTAACAAACAGTTCTGCGGCAGTTGGTGGCTCTGACCCAGAAGAAACAAATCAAATAAGACTTGCTGCCCCACAGTCTTTGCGAGCAAATACTAGAGCAGTAACTCTTCAAGATTTTGCAGATTTAGCACTAGCCGTAACTGGGGTTGGAAAAGCAAATGCCACATCATCTGTATGGACATCTGTTACGGTGTACATAGCACCAACAAGAACAGCAACAGACTCGGACCCAGCACCTGGTTTAGATGAACTAGGAAACCCAACTTTAGAATACGATTCTTTAAAAGAAGACGTTGAAGTTTACTTGTCAGACAAAACCTTAATTGGAACTACCATCACGGTTTCTCCTCCAGTGTATATTGACGTTATTGCAAGCATTCAATACACAAAACTAGACCAATACACAAACGCAGAAATTGAACTTGGTATTAAAAATAAAGTATTGACAGATTTTGGTTATACAGGGGTCTTTTTTGAAGACACTATCTATCCACAAGACATTGAGTTTTCGTTACAACAAGTTCCAGGAATTAAAGTTGCTAAAGTAACTCAACTCTACAGAGACGGAGAAAGCCCTGCATCTACAACTTTAGAGGGTGACCCAGACGAACTCTTTAGATTTACTGAGGCCAACCTAAACATTACAGAAATCTAATGGACGGACACATCAAACGACTCTACGGTGTTTACAGAGCCATTGTTGATGACAACAATGACCCACAACATCTTCGTAGACTAAAGGTAAAAGTACAGTCCACGTCATTTAGTAGGGATGCAACTACTAATTGGATATGGCCAATGATTTCTACAAAACGTCCTCCTGCAATAGGAAGCGGTGTGTATGTTCTTTACCTTGGTGGTGACCCAGACTATCCAGTATGGGTTGGCGAAATGGGAACTCCAGAAGATATCCAAGGAGTTTTTGCATATGGGTCTTGGTTTAGCACTGCAGACCAAACCGTAACTGCAATAAACACTGAAAAAATAATGACTGTAAACAACACAGACTTTTCAGAAGGAATTTCTGTGGTTGACAGTTCTAAGTTTACTGTAGAAGAGAGCGGCACTTACAACATACAATTTTCGGCTCAACTGCATCACAGAACTGGTGGAGGCGGTGGGTCTGGAAATAACATTTATATTTGGTTAAAAAAGAACGGCACATCTGTGGCCAACTCTTCGACATCAATAAATTTAGGGTCTGGAAACTACGGGATAGCGGCTTGGAACTTCTTTGTTGATTTGAATTACGATGAGTACGTTCAATTAGCGTTCTCTACAACAACCACCAATATAGCCTTAGAAGCAAATGGGGCTAGTGCTCCCTCGCCAGCAATACCCTCGTTAATTGTGACCATGAACCAGATAGCCTGAGTTCAGCAGGTAAATGGGAGGCAGTTAGACGAAAATAGACCTTTAAGGTCGGAAGGAAGAGGAACGTGACAGCGTCTTATCCATCAGCGGTGAAGTCGTTTACCACCAAGGTAGACTTCACGGACACAGTCCTTGCCGAACACGTAAATAGCCTCCAAGAAGAGACTGTATCTTTACAAGAAAATCTTGGAACCTCAATCAAAACAGGTTCTGGTTGGGTAGGAGTCTTTGACTTAGCAACAACAAACTGGAATACCTTGAAGGACCGTCTTGCTAATATGGAATACGGAATCAAGGAAATCTATGACCGATATGTATCAGATGTCGGTGGTTCTACAATCATCCCTTCAGGTTCTTCAATTGTAGGCCTAAATATAAAGGCTGCTTCTGGACAAACTGCAAATTTACTAGAAGCCAGAAACTCCAGTAATACAGTCGTATTTAGTGTAGATAGTTCAGGTATTCCTAAATACTCGTCTAATACATTAGCCACAGTAACAGGCACAGAGACTTTCCAAAACAAAACAATTTCTGGCTCTAACAATACCCTCTCTGATATTCCGCCAACTGCCGTTATCGTAACTGGAACAACAGACATAAAAGAATACACAGATGCAAGACCTACTGTTGTGTATTCTGCAACACAGCCTGATGCAGTGACACTAGGTTATCCAGCAGGAACTATTTGGGTAGACTCTTCATCCGATGTTGATGAAACTCAAGTGTCAGTATCTGGTGGTTCGTTAAACGACACATTGATGTTGATGGGAGGCTGAGATGGCAAAACCCTCTTATGTTTGGACTGGTACAGAATGGCTACCTGTTGCTTCAGCATTTCCAACTGCGCATCAAAGGATTGTATCTTCTAGTGCGTCTACTGCTTACACATTAGGAGTAAATGACACGGGTAAAGCACTTGAATTTACAAGTTCAAGTGCAGTAACAATAACCATACCAAAGGACGCAGACTACGAGTTTGTTGTAGGCCAAACCTTCTTAATAATTCAAAAAGGCAGTGGAACAGTGACAATATCACCAGATACAGGCGTGACATTAAGTGGATATTCAATTAGCGGTTCTGTAGACATCCAAGGACAATACGGTGTTGCAACGTTAATAAAGTTAAGCAACGATAACTGGTTGGTATACGGAAACGTAGCGTAGGAAACTAATGGCACGCTACGGCTCATTCTCTTACGGAGCAGCAAAATATGGTCTACAACCAAGGCTTGCTTATTCCGTTGAACCAATGTCTTTAGTAGTACTAGACTTTGATAAAACAGAAGTTAAATGGCAGTCTCCTTCTGGAGATTTCTCAAAAATACGTCTTGTGAGAAGTCAAATTGGGTATCCTGAAACAGCAGAAGACGGAGAAATAATTTGGGAAGAAGCCGCAACAGAAGGAAATGTATCGCGGTTATCTTTTGTAGATTCAGAAGACGGAACTGGACTTACAGAGATACTTCCTGGTAGACAAATCTACTACCGAGTATTTTTGTTTATTGATTTAGGATATTGGGTAGTAGCGGGAGAAATAACAGACACCGTTCCTTCTGACCATAGCGCTCAACGTAGAATCATGGACATAATTCCTAAAGTTTATACAAGCGCAGTTCAAAGTCCTCTAGGAGTCACAGACGAAACTTCTTCCCTATATGCTTTTATTGAGGGAATGTCATTTACCTACGAACAATTGTTGACTCAAATAGACCTTTTAAAGCCCAATACTTCAAACTCAGAAGAAACGGCCTATAATCTGCTTCCACTAGAAACACTGAATTTTGGTTTAAATACAGAGCCTAGCCTTCCTGTAAAAAGTCAAAAGAGACTTATTAGAGAAGCAATCTACATGTACAAAAACAAAGGACTTCAAACAGGTCTTGAAACTTATACAGAGTGTTTAACAGGGTATGAGCCAGACATAACAGTTTCTCCTAATCTAATGCTTACTGCTCAAGATTCAACTTTTTATGGCGGAACTGGTAATTGGGCAACCAATACCTGCACGTTAACATCTAGCGATGAACAAGTGGCCGTTTCCACAGATTACGTTATTGATGAAGTGTATTCGGGAAAAGTAATTGCGTCAGGTGCCGCATACATTACCCTTGGAGCAGATGACCCAATTCGTAAGGGAGTGCCTGTAAAAACAGAGACAGACTTTACTTTTGGATACAAATATAAGTCTCCTCCTAGTTCAGGAACAGTAAAACTTACTGTCAAATTCTATGACAAAGATGGAACAGACTTAGCCGCAGATTTTGTCGGCACGACTAACTCGGCTAACAACACGTGGAAAACGTCATGGCAAACTACAGAGACTCCTGCAGATGCAGTCTACGCGTCATTAAAGTTTAACTTCAGTGCTGCTGGAACTTACTACATTGACCAAATTTATGTAGAAGATGGCGAAAACACAGACAACACATCGTATCAAGAAGCAAGAGCAATAGATGTATTTCTAAACTCTAATAAAGCAAATTATGTTTTAAACCCATCTTTTGAGGTCGATACTGCAACATGGACTATAACGGCTGATGATGACTCTTTAGATTCAGACGTGCCTTCCGATTCTCCAGGTGGCACACAGTCTTTGCTTCTTGACGTCTCTTCTGGAGCAACGCTAGAAACTACTACCGCTGCTGCGCCAAGATTAGATAGTTATTACACACTTTCGTTTTATGCAAAAGCATCTGCAGATATTCCATTAGTAATAGAGTTAGCGCCACAAGATGACGGCACCCCCTTAACAGGAGACATAACTGTAAACACTACAGCCACTACAGAGTGGCAAAGATTCTCAGCAACGGTTTATGTAAGTTCAGAAGATATAGCAACATTTTTAGAGTTTTTAGTTCACGTAGAAACAGAAGGCGCTTCTGGAGAAAGTCTTTGGGTAGAGGGCTTTCAAGTAGAGGCAGGACCTAAAATGACTGACTACTTTGATGGGGCTTTGGCTACGCAGTACGGGGCCGTATGGGAAGGAACAGCGCACAACTCTGTGTCACACCTGTACTACAACAAAGATTTTAAGGTACCTAGACTATACAAAACAATCACTGATTGGGTTCCTTTGAACAGCCTATGGATTGTGCGCTCTCAGGAGGGTGTGGAGGCTAATACAGAAACGGTATAGGATGTCTGTATGACAGACCTATTACTAGCAGTTTTACTTTCTGGCCTAGCAGTCACTTACTTACTTGAGTTACTAGATTTAACTTTATTAGGTGCCTGGATTGGTAAATCTAATATAAACATTTTCTTTGCTCTCCCACTAAGTTTTGGGGCGCTATACGTATTGCACGGGATTGACCTCAACTTGGTAGTTACGGTTCCAGCCACTACATTTGTTTCCTTGGCACTGGCTAAGTACTTAAATAAACCAACGGTAGTGCAGTCTCGTCTGCCACGCCTATAGGAGGGGTTATGAAAAGAATTCTTGTTCTTCCATTTAAGGATGGAAATGTAGAAGAAGGTTTGCGCCGTTTAATTCAGTTAAATAAAGACGCAATAGTTGTATTGCCTATAATCGCTGATTATCCAGACTTCATTCTTTCTTCAGCAAAAGCGTTACAGGACACTAAAGCAAAATATCACCTGTTTTTTAGTGATGGAGATAACGCAGATGTACTAGCACTTGGTGCCCACGACTTAACCCTTTGCTCTAATCCATTAAAGGAAATTTTGAGAGAGGTCACTTCAGAAGATGTCATGGCTTTGGTTTGGGAGGAGAGCATTGAGGCTCACCTTGCTCTTCACGCCGTAGAAGACTTTGCTATTGAAACGTGGAATATTGAAGATGGTCTTGAAGTAATTGAAGTTGAGATAGACGAAGACGATGAGTCTGACATGTTGTATCAAGAAATGCAGGAGGCTCTTTCAAACTTCATTGAAGCATTTGCCATCTATATTCAAGACGGGGTGCTAAATACCATTAGCAAGGCTGTTGAAGAGCGTTTGCGAGAAGACATTGACAAAAAGGACTTCAAACCTTTCGATAATTAGGATACGCCCGTGAAAATGCCGCACAGGGCTTTTTTAGCCCCCATAACCGATTACCAGTTCAGACTTCTGGTTTTGCTATGCCACAAATCAGCCCTAGACGGCTCTCTAAGCATCGACATAGACCAGATGAGGCTAGGTACTGGCAACGTGTCTGAAAAGACCGTAAGAAGGGCTCTGAAGGCTCTAGAAGGCCAGGGATTCCTAGACCGTAAGAGAACCAAGAGGGCAAATGGCTACCGAGGAAAAGACGAATATCGATTAATCTATGGGACTGAATTGTCCACTAGTCTAGGGGACGCAAATGTCCACACCTCAC